TATTGGCAATCTACACATTACACACTAAAACATCAATAAATATTACTATCTAATAAGTGATATACCCCACATTTAAAAGACTGTGTCGGGTTCACAGCTTATTAATCTTTGGTGTTATTAATTTTCTGGCCTAGCTTTCCTTCTTTTACCAACTGCACGACCTGCTCATTAGTAAGCACAGGAATAAAGACCTTGTCGCCAATATCTTTAGAAAGAATCTTTACTTCTTCGGCTGTTAGCACCAAAGCTTCACCATGTTTCGCAGCATCATTGATGCGAGCAATAATCTGGTTGATTGGTCGTTTTGAATTGTCCATAAGTCTTCCTGTGATTAATGCGAATAAGGATGTTCTTGTCTATGCTGACTTGGCGGCACGATATCTGTAATAGCGGTAATACTTTCAACTTCATCCATGTCAAAAGATAGGCGTTCGCCACCATTAACGGCCAATAAACTCAAAACACCACCATTTATTCCTACAAATTCCTTAATTGTGCACCTTCCGTCCTTCAAACACACCTGAACAAATTCTGTTGGCACAAGATCTGCATCAGGGTCGCATACAACATACCAGCCATTACGAATTGCTGGAAACATTGAGTCGCCAGTGCCTTTAATGCCATAGGCTCTTGGACCCGCTGTATGAGTTGGAACATAGCCATCTCCAGCATTGCCTTCATAACCCATATCTGTGAAATAGCCATCCATTCCCATCTTTGAATAAGCTTTGACGGGAACGTATCTTTTTTGAATAGGGAATGGTTTATCTGATGTTTGAACAAACTTAACAGCATCTTCACTATCTGGAATATTGTACTTCTGCTTAAAGGCTTCAATGTTAATAACATTTAATTGAGGTAAATTGTTCGATTCCTGTTCAACCGGTCCACCATAAAGCAACCAATCGTCACTCACACCTAAAAATTTCGCAATGACTTTCAAGTTTTCTGCTGTAGGAACGCTAGTGCCATCTAGCCATTTCTTTACAGCAACAGGAGATTTTTTTGTTGCTCTTGCTAAATCAGCGGCTCTTAATTTTTTTTCTTCAAGTTTTTGCCTAATTCGAGAGTGTAAAGACATAACAAATATTCCAAAAACATTAACTAATGTTAATACGATCTATTGAAACTATGGTTAACAAGTGGTAAATTTGGTTTATTAACTATAGTTAACTTGGTGTAACCATGAAAATTAGTGATCTCATGACATACCACGGCTGCAAAAATCGGAAAGAGTTGTCTGAAAAAACTGGATATTCAACTGTGACCCTCTGGAAGTGGGAAAACAACGGTATACCAGCCAGAACTCAAGCAGTCCTGCAAGTCAAAACGAAAGGCAAACTTAAAGCCGATTTACAAGCATTAACTGCCTAGGAAAAACCATGACTAAACGTAAACCTAAGAAGGATGCGTCAATCACCATCCATATGCCTACAGACCACAAAGAACAGTTGGCTTCATTGGCTGAAATGCTAAGAGCAGGACAGGGTGCAAGTGAGTATGTGTACGAAACTTTAATCAAGCCTCATCTCCAACAATTGAAAGCTGAGACAAAGATTAAACAAAAGATTTTCGGCTTAACAGAGAACGATAAAAACCATGAGCTGCATTCAGATTTATCCGTGCGCTCAGAAACAGCAGACATTAAAAAAGCCTGATCTCGTAAATCAGGCTTAGTGTTCAAACGAGGTAAGTCATATGAACTATTCAATATTAGCAGACATTGAACTAAATCGGAAGATTAGTTTGTTTCAAAAAGCGGTTGAGGCTTATGTGCTTAATCGAACTCTCGAAAACTCTATGGCATTGGCTAAAGCGAAAGCTGATTTAGCTGCATTTGTATTGAGAGGTGTTTGATGGGTGCATTGAAGCAGGCTGAAATTATTCCAATTTCAAAAGGTAGGGACAAGATGACAGACAAGTTCGAAAAGGGCTATGTGATGTCTAGTCGTCTTTATCGTAGTGATGTGCGTCCATTTCTTAGTGATGCAGCACGTAATGTGTATGCTGAACTGGAAGACCGCATCAATGGTTTTAAAGACAAAACTACTGATTTTGTAAGTTACTCTCAATTGCAGGGCGGCAAGCTTGAAGGTTCTAAAAAACTAAGCACTACTACAGTTCGTAAAGGCCTAAAAGAATTAACCGATTTAGGCGTTGTAACTGTTGTTAGTTCTGATTCAAGAAAGGGTAATGAATACAGAATTAATGAGGTGTCATTAGTCGAGCACTTTAAAAACTGCAATACCACTTTAGAAAGTAAAGCACTACAGAAAGTAAAGCGCGAGCACTTTACTAACGAAAGCGCCAGCACTTTAGAAACTAAAGACACAATAGAATTATATAAAAATATTTATAGAGAGGAGAGCACACAAGAAAATCCAGTTGATGAAGTTCTGAATATCTGGAAACCAGATTTACAACAATTGAATTCTTGGATGCAAAGATCAGGTTTACCAAAAATCAATCAAGCTCAAGTTGAAGAATTACTTCTTGAAATCAACCCACACTACGAAAACAAAATCATCACTGGTGCAGTAACAAGCACTCAGATGTATTCAAATTTCGTGAAGTGGGTAAAACGTGATTTCAAACTTGTTGAAAAACTTTTCAAACAAGCAGAACAAAACAACACTCAAGCAATCAATCCTGAAAATCTCGAAACAGAAATGGGGGATTGGTAATGTCGAATATTCATAACATCCCTATGGAACAAGCAGTTCTTACAGCATTGATGACTGTAGACAAATCATTTGATGTTGTAAGTAACGATCTTGATGTTGAGTGTTTCTTTCCAGAGCGCCATAAGCAAATCTTCCAGGCGATTGCCGACCTTGCAAACGAAAACAAACCTTATGACTTCGTTATGGTTGAGCAGCAGCTTAAACAAAAAAACGTAATTCATTTGATGGGTGGTTCTGAATACCTGCTTCAAATGAGCAGTGAAGCGCCTTCAAGCTTTTACAACCTGGAGTCTTATGTTGCAGAACTAAACAAGTTCAAGGCACACCGTGAAGTTGAGCATATTGGTCAAAGCATTGCTGAGATTGCTAAAGACTTAACAATCCCTGACGTTCACATTGCAGCAGAAAGCATCCTGGATGGGAAGAAAACTTCAAACGATGTTGAGAAAACCAGCTTCACATTTGAAGAGGCTATGAACCGTGCTACAGATCGTTTAATCCAAAAGGCTGAGGCTAAAGCTAACAAGCAGTACACAGGCGTAAAGTTTAACTTAACTCACCTGGATAACCTTGTTGGATTAATTCAAAAAGGACACTTCTGCATCGTGGGTGGTCGTCCTGGTTCAGGTAAATCAACTCTAGCTCAAATGTTAGTTATTCAGACAGCAGTGCGATACAACGAGCCTGTATTGGTTGTATCTGCCGAAATGGATGTAGAGACATTCACAAACCGCTGTATCTCAGCATTAACCAAAATTCCTTATGACAACATTCATAACGCTGAATTATTTGATGGGATGTTGGCTCAATTTGCAGATGCTCAAAGACGGTTCAGTTCTTTGCCAATCCATATCGAAGACAAGCAAAAGCCGACAATTGCAGAAATACATTCTTGGGCTCGTAAAGCTAAGCGCAAATACAAAAGACTAGGATGCATCGTAATTGACTACCTTCAATTGGTTCGTGACCCAAGTAAGAAAGACCGTTACCAGGAAGTGAGCTCAATTAGCCGTGATTTAAAAGCACTTGCTAAAGAGTTTGATTGCCCAGTTATAGCATTAGCGCAGCTTAATCGTGAGTCTGAGAAAGGGAAACGTCCTAAAGCATCAGATCTAAAAGAATCAGGTCAGATCGAACAAGATGCAGACCAAATCATCCTAGCGAATCCAATCATTGGTGAAGACGACCTACCGTCAGGTGTCACCGAATTAATCGTTGCTAAAAATCGTCATGGCAAGAAAGGCGTAGTTCGAGTTATGGACCGCTTAGATATCTGCCGTTTTGTGACTATTCGAGAAGAAGGAATGGCTGCATGAAAACTTTAAATAGAACAAAGAAATTGAACTTTGATGACCAGCTTAGCTTACTCGTGTTTGGCTGTCATGCATCAGCGCCTTTCAGTGTCAAAGACGTGAAGGAATCAGTGTTTGATTTCAATCGAGGAACCATCTACAGCAATCTTCAAAAATTTGTTGAATGGAAATATTTCGAACGTGTTGGGAAAAATCATTACAAGGCAACTCAATACGCAAAAGACATCCTGAATGTTAAAGGGGAGCTGAAAGCATGATCGAATTTGCAGATTACACCTCAATGATGAAGCTGCGTAGAGCGTACAACCTCGGCACTCGCAATAAAGAAACAAGAGCAGCAGCGAACCTCTATGAGAAATTAAGAAAGCTGAAAATGCTAGACCAGCTTAAGCAGGAAGCCATGACTAAACGTTACAAGGAGGCGGTATGAAACCAGAACAGTTTATTCGTGAGTTTGGGCCTAACACTTTCAGAATATCAATGTCAT